TCAGGTAGGCAATTATACGATCCGCATCGTACCCGCAAAATCAAATAAGCAAAACCCATTTAAGGAAGTATATTTCCATTATGGATTCGCTAAAGGTCCGGTTTTAGCTCTAAACAACTTTGGAGAAGCAGATCCAATTATGGAATTTGCAGCAAAATTACGTCAATCAAAAGATCGCGACAACTGGGCATTAGCTAAGAAGTTAGATCCAAAAATGCGTGTATTTGTTCCTGTTGTTGTTCGTGGCGAAGAACATTTAGGAGTTCGTTTATGGGAATTCGGTAAGGAAGTATACAAATCATTGCTAGGATTTGCGGCAGATGAGGATTATGGTGATTTTACTGATATCCAAGAAGGATTTGATTTTAAAATCGATGCAGTAGCAGCAGAAGTTGCTGGTCGTAAGGTAGTTAGCTGTACATTACGTCCTCGTCCAAAAGCGTCACCAATTTCGGAAGATATTAATCAGATTAATAAGTGGCTAGAAGAACAACCTGATATCATGACTATTAATCGCAAACGCGAATACAATGATATTAAGGAATTATTAGCTAAATGGTTAAATCCAGAAGCTGAAGAAGAACAAGCAGCACCTGCTGCTCCTGCTCCAACACCTGCAGACCCATTACCCTCAGTACAATCAGATTGGGTTAATGATAATCAAGTAACAGAACAAGAAAAATCAGCGTTTTCTTTGAACACAAACTCATCAGATAAATTCGACGAATTATTTCAATAATGGCTAAAAAATCACCATCCGAGACTGTCACCCATATTTTGGGTGACAAGTCTAAATTTAACTTATCTGCATTTAAGAAATCTAAATACTTAGATCAGACTACTAAATTTAAAGAACAAAAATGGATCCCATTTACTCCAGCAGTAAAAGACGCACTTTCTATTCCTGGTGTGCCAATGGGACAAATTACGATTGCGCGTGGAGGTTCTGATACAGGTAAAACAACTTTACTTATTGAAACTGCTGTTACTGCTCAGAAAATGGGCATATTGCCTGTATTTATTATTTCGGAAATGAAATGGGATTTTTCTCATGCACAAAAAATGGGATTAGAATTAACCGCTATTCCAGATGAAGATACAGGTGAAGTAATTGATTATGATGGTTTTTTTCTTTACATTGATAGAGGCTCTATCGGTTGTATTGAAGATGTGGCCGCATTTATTTCAGATATTTTAAACGAGCAAGCAAAAGGACGTTTACCATACGATTTATTATTTCTATGGGATTCAGTTGGATCACTTCCATGTCAAATGAGTGTAGATCAAGGCAAGAACAATCCAATGTGGAATGCAGGTGCGATGGCTACTCAATTTGGTAACTTTATCAATCAGCAATTTCCATTATCGCGTAAGGAAAAATACCCATACACGAATACATTCTTCGTTATTAATAAGACAGGTGTTCAGCCGGCTATGATGCCGATGGCACAACCTAAACGTACTAATAAAGGTGGAGATACAATGTATTGGGATGCTGCTGTTGTTATTACTTATGGTAACGTAACTAATTCAGGTACGTCTAAGATCAAAGCAGTTAAAGACGGTAAATCAGTAGAATTTGCTAAACGTACTAAAATAGCGATTGATAAGATCCACGCTGATTGTGGTGTAGCAACTGCTTCTACTATTATTGTTACTCCACATGGTTTTATTAGCGATACACCAAATGCGATTGCTAAATACAAGAAAGAACATGCACGTGAGTGGTTCAACGGACTAACAGATGTGGATGATCTACAAATTACTGAAGATAGCAGTGAATGGGATGAAGGTAAAAACATCGCTCCAACAATTGCTATTGATGATGAACTAGATAATGAATAAAGATGAATTATATAGTGTTATAGAAGCTGCTATTATACGTTGGAGTCTTGATGGCACTAAAACCGCAGGTTCTTTAACTAGAGAAATTATGTCAATAATAGAACAACAAGACAATGGATAAAGAATTCCTGAATAAATTATTTTCTGAATTAAGCGCAGATAAGAATAATTCAAAAAATGCTAGAGTACTTGTTGTAGATTCAATGAATACATTCCTACGCTCATTTGCTATTATTCAGCACTTAAACCCCAACGGCCACCATGTAGGTGGTCTTGTTGGCTTCCTTAAATCGGTTGGTTATGCTATTAAGCTATACCAACCGACTAGGGTTATTTTAGTATTTGATGGGCAAGGCAATTCCACTAATAAAAAATATCTATATTCTGATTATAAAGCAAATCGCACTAATTTAAAAGTAACTAATTGGAAAGTATTTGGCGATAAAAAAGAAGAAAGCGAATCAATGGCTAATCAAATGGGACGATTAATTGAATACTGCACTCAATTACCAGTATCGATGATTTGTATTCCTAAAATTGAAGCCGATGATGTGATGGGATATTTAGTTAAAAAATTTGAAGCAGATCCAGAAACAGATAAAGTAACGATTATGTCTGCTGATAAGGATTTTCTACAATTGGTATCAGATAAAACAGAAATATATTCGCCAACTAAGAAGAAAACATACCGAGCTGATGATGTACTAGAAGAATATTTTGTACATCCAAATAACTTTATCAACTACAAAATGTTATTAGGGGATTCTGGCGATAACGTTCCTGGAATACAGGGATTAGGTCCTAAAAAAGTATTTAAGTTATATCCTGAATTAATGGATTCTATTCCTATTGATTTAGAATACATGTTACATAAAGCAAAAGAAAATGAAGATAAAAATCAATTATATACTAAAATCATTCAATTTGAGCGCCAATTAGGTATTAATTATCAATTAATGTCATTAAAAGATCCGAACATAGACGACGAGGATAAGCGCATTGTTGATGATGCAGTTGAAAATGCACCACCATCACTGAACATAGGAAATTTCGTTGAAATGACGGAGGATGATCAATTAAATGAGCGTGTAAATTGGCAAGGATGGTTGATAGAGAATTTTTCCTCATTAGATTGGAAGCAATAAAAGTTATAAATAAAGGTTATAAATGACAGCACTAGATAGTTTAGATAAGTACGGGAATTCGTTTCAAACCAAAGTATTAGGTTTGTTATTAACGGATAGAAAATTTCTAGTAGATGTATCAGATTCAGTTACAGATGAGTATTTTGAAAATACAGCCAGAAAGTGGATTGTAACTAAATTAAATAAATACTTCGACGAATTCCATACTACTCCTACGATGGAGGCACTTCAGATCGAAGTAAAAAAAGAAGATAATGATGTATTAAAGATTGCTGTTGTTGAGGAATTAAAGGAAGCCTATAAAATGGCTGATCAAGCACACGATAAAGAATACATCGAGCAGGAATTTCTAAAATTCTGTCAAAACCAACAGATGAAGAAAGCAATTATGACATCTGTTGATTTATTAAATGATGGTGATTACGAATCAATTCGCTCATTAATTTCTAAAGCAATCGTTACATCACAAGAAAAAAATACAGGACACGATTATGAATTAGATGTAGAAGCACGTTATAGACCAGACGATAGACGTGTTATTCCAACACCTTGGCCACAGATTAATTCAATTACGCAAGGTGGTTATGGTAAAGGTGATTTAATTATATTCTTTGGCGGGCCTGGTTCTGGTAAATCATGGGCTGCAATTTCGATGGCGTTAGAAGCTGCTAAATTAGGTGGTAAAGTAGTATATTACACATTAGAATTAGGTGAAGGATATGTCGGACAACGTTTTGATGCTAATCTATTAGGAATTCCAGTTGATCAATTACCATTACATCGAGTTAAAATCGAAGATGCTACTAAAGGATTAGCAGGTAAATTAATTATTAAGGAATATCCACCAAAACGTGCATCATTAGATGATATTGAGCGCCATTTGGACCAATTATGGAACCAACATAATTTTAGACCCGATGTTATCTTTATTGATTATTTAGATTTATTAAAAAATCGTCAACGCGCTAGAAATGAACGTAAAGATGATTTAGATGATATCTATACTGATGCTAAAGGATTAGCTAAGGAATTAGGTATTCCGATTGTATCACCATCACAAGTAAATCGTTCAGGTGCTGCTGATAAAGTAGTAGAGGGTGATAAAGCTGCTGGATCATATGACAAAATCATGATTGGTGATATTATTATTTCTACATCACGTTTACGAAAAGATAAAGTAGATAACACTTCTCGTTGGCATATTATTAAAAATCGTTATGGTACAGATGGTATTACTTTTAATTGTGATTTTGAAGGGTCTACAGGTATAACTCGCATTACTGGAGAATATGTCGAAGATGAAGAGTCGGATTCTCCACAACAATCTCCACAAAGAACTAAACAAGACTTCGACCACGATGATAAA